AATTCTACCTTTAATGTATAGGATGACATTTTATATAGATTTTTAGTATTTTCTTTATATAGATACTGTTTATTACCTATATATAGAAAATTAGACTATTTCCTTAGAATTTGTAGTTTTCTACAACTTGGTTATAGTTTTGGAATTGTTCTTTAGTACCAACACTATGTTTATTACAGAATCCTTTTAACATATCGGTAGCCTCTTTGTTATCTACTAGTTTATCAAATTGTGTTTTAGAACAGGTATCTGTTAGTTTGCTCTCTAATCCCTGAATAGATGTTTCTAACTCTTTTATAGTATCTGCGTTTTGTTTAGCCATGTCTGCTTTTGCTTTAGCATTCTCTTCACTGCTAAATTGTTCTTGACCATAGAATTGCTGGACTGGTTGGTCTAAACCACTCTCTTCCTCTTCTTCCTGGTCTACAAATGTTTCTACAGCATGAATCATTAGATTTTCTCTAATATCAATCATATTAGTTAAACTAATAATAACCAAAAATCCTATAGCAATAGTAAGAGATAATGTTAAATCTCTATTTGATATATAGATAATTACTATAATAACTAAGAAACGAAATATAGAGTTATTAAAAAGATTTCTAACTGATATTGGTAGAGCCGGATGTAGTCTAGGTCCATAGACAGCTAAAAACATAGCTATTATACCATATAATATAGGAGATTTCATAATATTATCTAAGAGTTCCATTTATAATATATAAATACTAAAAAATTTCTATAAAACATTATCTATAGTATCTTCTATATCTATAGTATTAGATCTATAGGAAATCTCACTTTTTATATCACTAATTACTTCATTAGCAGTTTGATTGTTTTCTACTATATCTTTTTTATCTATCTTATTTTGTTTATATAGTTCCCTGAATTTGACAGTAAATTGATTATATCCAGTGTCTATGTTAGTTTTTTTAGCTTCACTGGTGATATCAAGATTTAAGAAACTATATGGAATTTCTAGTGTAATAGTATTTTTTTTATATTGTGTTTCCATAATATTCTGTGTAGATTGCGTAATACACTTGACTAATGAAATTATATATTTTTCAAAACTATCAATTATACTCATAGTATCACGGTCATCGTGTTTCAAGACTATACCTAAGGTTTCCTCTATATTACTTTGGAAATAGTCTATAGGATAGTTATTGGAAATCCCACCATCAGCATATAGATAGTTGTTATAGTTATATGCTTCAAAGTATAATGGAAAACAGGTAGATATTCTGATTGCTTCCCATAAACGCATATTAGGAGTTGTAGCATAGCTAAATACTTCACCCCTGTCTAAGTTAAGATTTGTCCCCCATACTAATAGATTTTTACTTGGGAATTTGTTTTTTAAATCACTAAAGGTAGCATCCTCGCTATCCAATTTCTTTTTAATAAGAATTTTGTATAGTTTTTCGAATTGTTTTGCGGAATCTACGCCATATTTAGTAAATATCCTAAATATACCATCTGCTTCTATATCTTTTAACTTTTCTATTTCAAGAGACATCACTATTTTTTCTATTTGGGAACTTGTATAACCAAGACATATAGTAAGAGCAAATATAGAACCAACCGATACTCCTAATATATTTTCTACTGTTTCTATTATATTTAACTCTTCTAATGCTTTCTGAATTCCTATATAGGCTAGACCCCGTAGTTCACCACCACTAAATACGAGATTTTTTATAGACATATCTTTTCTAATATGGTTTATTTGTATTCTTATGTAGATATAACCTTAAAAAAAATATATGATTAGTATAAGATTGCTACTAATATGTCTATGATTAATATATTTGAGCTAAATTACAATAGAGACCAGAAAGAAATTAAAAAATATAGAATATTTCGAAGAATTTTAGATAAGATACATACCCGAATAAAACAGCTAAGTAAAAAGTGTATTAGCTATCTTTTCTATAAGATTCCTGATTTTGTATTAGGAATTCCAGCCTATAAAATAGAAGAGTGTAGTGAATATATTAGAGATAAGCTAGAGCGTAATGGATTTGTTGTGGTTTTTACACCACCTAATTTATTCTATATATCCTGGGACCATATCCCAAGTTCAATAAAGTATCCTGAAGTAGATAATATGAGAGACGAGTTTGTCAATAATCCAGAAACAGATTATTCCTATCTTGTTAGTCAGCTAAACTCTAGTAGAGCGTTGGTATCTCCAACTACTACTATAGCTAAGCTAAAATATCAACCTAATAACTGGGATACTATGAGTAGAACAACTAATAATATTAGTAGCATAAACAATCCTTCCAATTGGGATTCTATGTCTAATATTTCAAGCAGTTTATTCTCAAATAATATAGATATTACTAGTAATACCAATATTAAATCGGTTGTTGTTAATAACAATAAACAATCTAATTTAGATAGGTTTTCATATTCCTATAGTAACCAGAGGCTATAACATTTGTCAACGATTATAGTATTTGCCAGAGACTATAGTATAAATTAATTAGAATCTTCTTATTAAAGAAGACATATTTTCCATCATTAGGATGACAAACATACCAGTAGAAATATAGACTACAGTATCAAATAAGCTATCCTTGTTTTGACTACCTGAATGTTTTAACTCCTCTACCATTTTCTTTAGTGATTTATTTTCATTTCTTAGTTCTCTAACTATATTCATTAGTTCACCATCAGAATCAGCGAATTTTTCTTTTCCCTGGGCCATTTTATAGTTATAGCTGTTAATAGGTAAGTCTCTATTATATAAACTAGGATGGTTACTAGGGGTTTCTAATACATTTTCTGGTTCACCTCTGACATAGACTTGTTGTTTTCTATTAGGTTGTTCTGGTAGTCTAGTAGCTGGACCAGAAGTTTCTGGTAATCTATTATAGTTTCTAGAGTAGTTGGCAACTCTTTCTACAGGTCTATTTAGTTCATTATCATATGGGTTTTGTTCTTTTCTAATTGAATTTCCATCAGCATCATAAATTTCACTATTTTCTAAATAGATTTCTTTATAGGCTCTTTCATAATCATTACCAGATAGATATTGTAGATCTGGATTTTTAGGAACTCCCCAAGCTTCTTCTATAGAGCAAAAAGGCATTATTGACTTATATAGAAAAGAGAAAAAAGTTTATACATTTATTTCTATAGAAAAAATAAAACATTATATTATAATATAGATGAATTTAAAGACACTAGACAGTCTATTTAACAATAAGACTTTTACTACAGTTGTTTCCCTAACTTTAGCTTTATATGCTGGTTTAGCAGCTCCAGCTTTACCAGATAGTATTGTCTATTTTTTTGATAGTATTGTAGGTAAACTATTATTTTTATTTTTGATTGGTTTTGTAGCATCTAGAAATGTCCAGGTAGCATTAATGATTGCTTTAGCATTCTTAATTACATTATATATTGCTAATAAGAGAGCTACTGAAAAATTCTTAAACTATGGTTATATAGAAAATTTCTATGATAGTCAACATGGTGAACACCTTAAAAAAGTAGTTTGTGATTGGGCTCAAAGTTTAAATGAATCTTCTACTCCTAAAAAAGAAGAAATTATGGCTAAAACAGTAAAAGAAATTATTACACAAAATGGTGAAATGCTATTAAAAGGTAATAAGGAAATCTCATTGGAAAAAGCTAAAGAATTAGTTGAGGCTCCAGAAATGAAGGATAAAAAAGTTAGTGAACTATGTAAACAAGAAGCTGCTAAAAAAGAAGAGAAACCAGCAACTTCTGCAGCACCGTCCCAAGAATCAGTTGGCCAAGCATTAGGAAATTTAGTTGATACTATTGCTGGAAAGAAGCCTGAAGACCACTTTGCTAACTATGAACATTTCGATGTTTTACCAGCAGATAACTTAGAAGGTGCTAGTGATAAAATGTATGCTCCAGTAGATTTCTAGTTAGATTTAAAGCTAAATATTTTATAATCCTATATTATAAAATGTCTAAACAAATTAAACAATTCCTTAATAAACACGTTTCTAAGCAATTGGGTGGTGCTCTAGACTCTATATTACCTATGATAACTGATAGTGATAATCTAATAATAGCTGCTCTAGTAATCTATATTTCAATGGTTTCTATGTATACTCCAAGAGCCCTAATAAACTTAGTAAACCAGCCATTAATTAAAATAGTTGTACTAGGAATAATATTATATACAGCTACCTATAACATAACCTTAGCTATATTTATAGCTATAGCTTTAATAGTCACAGTATCTATTGATAACTCTATTATAGCTTCTAAGGCTATTATTACTAGAGAAAAGTTCACTGGTTCTAGTGAAGAATCAAGTGATAGCGAAGATGTAGATGAAAACTTCGATGGCGATAGTGAAGATACTAACGGTGACGAGGGTTTTGATGGAGAAGAGGATTTTGAAGATAGCGAAGAGTTTGAGGCAAACATCGCTAATAATAAAGATATAAATGATACATTTAAAAATCTACACAATGCTATTCATAAGCTAGAAACATTTATAGCTGAGAAGAAAAAATAAAAATATCTATATAGAATAATACAAACTATTTTATATGGATGTTACTTTTATAAATGATGTTGTTGGTAGTTTAAATAGTAGTAAATATTTTTTTGCCATAGTAATGTTAACTATGAACATAGCAGGACGCTATGTTGAAATGGATATAGCTAAACACCACAAACAATTCTTAACCTCTAGTAAAATATTTAAGCGTCTATTGATTTTTACAGTGGCGTTTATAGCTACACGTGATATAGTGGCATCTCTATTAATAACTGCTAGTTTTATAGTTATAGTGTTACACCTATTTAATAATGAAAGTGACTATTGTATTTTACCACATTCATTTAGAGAGTTAGACACTAATAAAGACGGTGAGGTTTCTCCAGAAGAAATTAAACAAGCCTATGAAAAACTTAAAAAAGCTGGTAAAATTAAATAATAAAAACCCGAATTCTCATATTTTTATTATTTAGTTTAGATTATAGTATATTTTAATTCTATCTACCAAGATTTAAACTAATAGTTCTTTTAGGAATTCTTTTGTTACGACTGGTTCCACCAATACTTTTAGAGCTCATACTGAAGGTTTCACCTAATTCACTATTAGATTTTAAATCATTTAAAATGTCATCTACACCAACTGGAGCGGTTATTTTGTTTTTAGGTGGTGTTTGTGGCATTCTAGGAGATTGTTGCGGAGGAATCTGTTGTCTTTGGGTAGATGGCATAGGTGGTCTACCCTGAGTTTGTTGTGGATAGCTCATAGGTTGTGACTGAAATCCAGTCATACCTTCTGGTGTTCTACCATAATTACCAGGTGGGGTCATAGGTCTACCTTGTTGTTGTCCAGAAGACATTTGAGAGTACTGGTTAAACATATTTGACATACCAGCTGCTTTTTGTCCACCAACACTATTAATAGCGGCATTAGCAAATTGTTTCATTAACTCTGGATTGTTTTTCATGATGGTTTCTATTCCTGGAATTTCTTGACTAAACTTATTAGTAATGTGGAACATAAATGCGGAACCACCAACCATATATAATAGTTTAAGAAGTGGATGAACACTCATCTTTTCACCATATAATTCATGGAGTTCTTCA